TGCACTGTACGCGCACGACATAGCCATCGGGCAAGGTGCATCACAGTGGATGGTCAACCTGCGCTCCGGTGTGCGCCCGATACTGACCTATGGGTTCTTCGCCCTGTTTGCGTTTGTTGAAGTCGGTGGCTTTGTGTACGCTTGGCATCGTGACATTGCCTTTGATGTGCTGATTGCAAAACTGTGGGACGCCGACACTCAGATCATCTTTGCCAGCATCATCAGTTTTCACTTCGGTGGCAGAGCGTTCAAGGGTGGCAAAGATTGAAAGTCTCCGACCGCTGCAAAGAGATGGTAAAACATCATGAAGGCGTTAGGCTAAAGCCGTACCGTTGCCCAGCAAAATTATGGACTGTAGGAGTAGGCCATGTTCTATACCCCGCTCAAGGGCGTTTACCTTTGGATCAGAGAGACGCTTTCCCGTTGGAATCGCATGACAACCGTACTTTTTCAAAAGACGAAGTAGATGGACTCCTTAGTGCTGATCTCATCCGATTTGAAACTGGGGTCGCCAGACTTTTTCCTATGGTGCTTACCGCAGGTCAGAATGATGCTCTTGTCAGCTTTAGCTTCAATCTGGGTCTGGGGGGCGTACAGCGAAGCACCCTCCGTTCGAAGATGCTTCGGGGCGAAACGCAAGAAGCAGCCGACGAGTTCTTGAAGTTTACGAGGGGCGGGGGTAAAATCCTGCCGGGGTTGGTCAAGCGCCGCAATGACGAACGTGCCCTATTCCTATCATAAGGTTAACAAATGACTACGCCTGCCGCCGCGCTAACCTACGACAGTCTTACCTCCACGGTACTCCAGTACTTGGAGCGCACTGACGCAGCGGTGGTGGCCTTCATTCCTACGGCCATCATGTTGGCCGAGTTTGAAATCGCGCAGGACATAAAGACGCTGGGGCAACTACTGGTGGCGAACGGCGCCATGAACATCAATAACCCCGTAATTGCCAAGCCGGCACGCTGGCGCAAGACGGTGTCAATGACGCTTACGACAACGGCGGGGCAGAAGCAGCCCATGTACCTGCGCAAGCTGGAATACCTGAGTAGCTATGCCCCGGACGTTACGGCCTTGGAAACCCCGCTCTACTACGCGGACTATGACGCTGATCATTGGTTCGTAGCCCCAACGCCCAGCGCGGCCTTTGCCTTCGAGACGCTGTGCTACACCCGGCTCCCGCCACTTGCTTCGGACAATCAGACCAACTGGCTCACACAGAATGCCCCAAATGCCATGATCTACGGCACCCTAAAGCAGACCGCGCCGTTCCTCAAGGACGACGCAAGGCTACAGGTGTGGGGCGGCCTGTTTAACGCCGCTCTGGCAGCCCTCAAGACGGAAGACCAGCTTCGCGTTGGGGATCGTCAATCCATCGTACAGGACTCCTAACCATGACAAGCTACACGAATCCGTTCAGTGGCCAGACGATCAACCCCTCGGCGGTAAGCTACGAGGCGCTGTCGGTTACCGCCGACACTTCGCTGCAGTGGCCGGTCAACGGTAACACCAACGCGCCGGTGTCGAGCATCATCGACGTCACCGCAACGCTTAACGGCTCTACGGGGTGGCTGTTGGAATTGCCGCCAGCGCAGCAGGTGTCCACTGGGCAGTCCACGCTGGTGCGCAACATTGGCTCCTACCCCTTCACGGTGACCGACTATTCGGGCAACACGATCGTCACCATCGCTTCGGGCGTGTCGCAGTTCATCTTCCTTACGAACAACACCACGACCAACGGCGTCTGGTCCACGGTGACCTTTGGCGCAAGCACGTCGTCGGCCAACGCCGCGTCCCTCGCCGGATACGGCCTTCTGGCTTCGGGGCTGACCCTGAATCAGGTGTACCCCGTCATCGCGTATAGCTCTAACTACACCCTTTCCGCAGCCAATAGCGCGGACCTGAGCGTGTGGACGGGCGGCGCGGGGGCGCTGACGCTCCCCTCAGCGGCTCTTGTGGGCACGGGCTGGTTTATCACCATCAAGAACAACGGCACGGGCATCCTGACGATCACCCCGGCGGGCGCGAACACCATTGACGGGAACGCCAACCAGCAACTCCAGTTGACGGAATCCATCAGCCTCGTCTCCAACGGCTCAAACTGGAACAGCTTTGGCCTTGGCCGGTCCAACACCTTTGCCTACACCCTGCTGTCGCTGTCGGTTACCGGCGGGACGCTCACGCTGTCATCGACGCAGGCCGCAAACACCATCCAGAGCTACAGCGGCACGTTGACCAGCAACGAGATCGTGATCGTGCCCTCCACGGTGCAGTTGTACACCATCACAAACAACACCACGGGCTCCTACACGTTTACCGTCAAGACCGCCGCCAGTGGGGGCGCCACTGTCACAATCACGCAGGGCACGTCGCTGGTCCTAATCTGTGACGGCACCAACGTCTACAACGCCGCATCCGGGTCGTCCAGTTCAATTACCTCGCTGACGTTGGGCAACGGCTCGCTGTCCGTGCCCTCCCTCAAGTTCTCGGGCGACTTGAATTCGGGCATCTACCTAGTGGCCACCAGTCAGGTGGGCTTCGTCATTGCAAATACCCAAGCAGGGTACTACGACGCCTCTGGGCTGACCATGAATGGGACCGGCACGTTTACCTCGGGCGTCAAGGGAGGCACGTTCTAATGACCCAAAAAGTCATATCGATGGAAATCCCTCCGGGGATACAGCGGGACGGAACCCAATTCGACGCCCCGTGCTATACCGACGGCAAGTGGGTGCGCTTTCAACGCACCCGGCCCCGCAAGATCGGTGGATATGACGCAGTATTTTTGAACGCTTCGGGCATCTCCCGTGGCATGGCCATGAGCACCGTCAGCGGTTTCAACTACGTGGTGTCCGGGTACAGCGCGGGCTTGGAGCAGTGGATCACCAGCCCGGTAGGCGGCGCGGGATCAGGGCCCTACACCTACTCCCTGAGCGACTTCACTTCAAGCACCGACAACCTGTGGCAATTTGATATTGCATACGACTCGACAGGCGGGGGCACCAACAACTTGGTGGCGCACCCCGGACAGAACCTGTCCTACATAACGTCAACCACGAAAACGCCCGTGCTGTACGGGGTATTTCCGGGCAACTCCAGCAGCCTCACGATGTCCAAGGTGGGCGTGTTCACGGCTGCCGCCAACACCACAAACGGAAGCGCCAACGTAACGCTAATAGCGGCCAACATTCGCGTCGGCGCGGGTCAAGCGGTGACAGGCACCGGCATCCCATCCTCTACCACGGTGACATCGGTGCTAGGCAACACCGTCACGCTATCTGCCGCTGCCACGGTAACCACAACTGCGCCTTTATCAGGCGTAAACCTTACCGGCACGGCTGGGCAGTTCTCCTGCACGGCCACCACGGGGTTGGCCATCGGGCAGTTGATCAACATCAGCGGGGCTACCACGTCCACGTCCCTTGGCGGGGCCTACGCCACCAATGCCGTTGGGCGTTTTGCGTACACCAGTGGCACGGCTTTATCGGTAGGAACCGCTGTCAGCGTGAGTGGGACGACAAGCAACACGACGCTTAGTACCGCATACGCCACTGATACTGCAGGAGTGTTTTCTTGCGCGACGGCAGGAACTACCCTAAGCGTAGGCCAGCAAGTAATAGTCAGCGGCACCGCCACGGATACCACACTCGGCTCGGTGTACGGTTCCGATACCTCAGGGAACTTTACCTGCACCAGTGCCACGCTCCTCCAAGTGGGGCAGATAGTCACAGTTAGCGGCACCCCCACTACCGCCCCGCTAACAACTGTGTACGCGACAGGGTTGGCCGGGACTTTTTCCTACAGCGGCGGCACAGCGCTGACCGTGGGCCAGACGGTAACGGTGAGTGGTGCAACAACAGCTACCGCTCTCAGCAACGTGTATTCCACCGGCGCGGCAGGGACCTTGGTTTGTACTGCGTCCGATACCATACTGCAGGTCGGGCAGACCGTTACGACTACGGGCACCACAAGCACCACGGCGCTGGCTAGTGTGGTCATCACCGGGGCCGCTGGGACCTTCCAATGCGCGGCCTCGCCAGTCACTTTGTACGTAGGACAGCCCGTCGTTATCAGCGGCACGTTTGGCGGCACCGGCAGCATCACGGGATACACCGACCCCAAGACCTACTACGTCATCACAACCAACGGGAGCACTACCTTTACGCTGTCTGCTACCTTGGGCGGGGCGGCGGTTACCACCGTGGCCGGCACGCCAACGGGTGTGGCGTACACCCTAAGCGCGGCTACGGGGTACAGCGCAGCGACCTACTACATAATCGCCACGAACGGCTCTACCACGATGACGCTGTCGGCCACCTCTGGAGGCGTGGCCTTGACCACCACCGTTGGTGCTACCACAGGGCTGGCTTTTAGTGCAAATGCCTTGACCATATCAGGGTACAGCACCCCGACAACGTACTACATCACGGCTACCAACGGCGCAACTACTTTTACGCTGTCCACGACCTCCGGGGGTGCGGCGGTAACAACCACTATCGGCCCCGCCACGGGCCTTACCTTTAATTCAAACGCGCTGTCCATAACCGGGTACACCCCTCCCACCAACTACTACATACGCGCGACCAACGGGACAACTACGTTTCAGCTATCTGCTACTTCGGGTGGGGCCCCCGTAACGACTACTGCTGGGCCAAATACGGGACTTGTGTTTACCGCCAAGGCGTCCAACATTTCCGCCGCCACGTACTACATCATTGCCACCAACGGGTCGACAACGCTTACCCTTTCTACTACCCCCACCGGCAGTGGGGTCACGGTGACTATAGGCCCGACCACCGGGCTCGCTTTAGTGGCGCAAGCTACTACCATAACGGGGTACGTGAACCCCAAGGTGTATTACGTAATAGCTACGGACAGCGCGTCGTATTTTCAGCTATCGGCCACCAGCGGGGGCGGGGCTATTACCACCACGGTAGGGCCCGCCACCGGCCTTACTTTTTTGATCAACGCGCCCTCGCTTTTGAGCGGGGTGGTTATAACCGGCATTGCTGGCCAGTTCTCTTGCACGACAGCGTTGGTGACTCTTCAGACGGGCCAACCCGTGGTGATCAGCGGCACTTTCGGTGGGACGGGTTCCATCACGGGCTACCTGAACTCAACAACCTACTTCATCATCGCCACCAACGGCTCAACAACGTTTACGCTGTCCGCCACGCTGGGCGGTTCGGCCATAACCACCACGGCGGGCACGCCCACGGGCCTGACCTACACCCTGTCGGCGGCGGTGATAACCGGGTACCCGGGGACATCAAGCTACTACATTATTGCCACCAACGGCACGTCCACCTTCCAAATTTCGGCTACCTCGGGCGGCACGGCGCTGGTCACGGTAATAGGCACCACAACCAACTTGGTCTTCTCAGTGTCCAACCCGGCCACCCTGACCTTTGACAACAACATCTCCGTATCCGGCGGTTGCGTCGTGCTCCACCCGTACCTGTTCGTGTACGGCGACAACGGCCTGATCCAGAACTCCAGCGCGGGTGATTTTGCCAACTGGGTATCCGCCGACGCCAACGCCAACAACGTGGCCACCGGCAAGGTCGTCAAGGGTCTACCCATCCGGGGCGGCTCTACGTCGCCCTCAGGCCTGTTCTGGGCCGTTGACGCACTCATCCGGGTGTCCTTCCAGCCGTCCTCGGCGGGCGGCCAGAACTTCTACTGGACCTACGACTTGGTGAGCAGCCAGACCTCCATCCTGTCCTCGAACTGCGTTATTGAGTACGATGGAATCTACTACTGGATCGGCGTGGACCGGTTTCTGATGTACGGCGGGCAGGTACAAGAGATACCGAACGAGCTAAACCAGAACTACTTTTTTGACAACCTCAACCTCTCCCAGCGCCAGAAAGTTTGGGTCAGCAAGGTGAGCCGGTACGGCGAGATATGGTGGTTCTACCCCAAAGGCAACGCCACCGAGTGCACCGATGCCATCATCTACAACGTGCGCAATAAGTCGTGGTACGACGCCGGTGAAGCGCTGGGTGCGCGCCGCTCTGCGGGCGTGTTCTCGGAGGTGTTCCCTAAGCCCTTCTGGGCGGGCAACG